TCGTCCTTCAGGACTTGTGGAAACCACGGATTGTCGCCAAAGTTCACTTTGATAACTACCGTATCGCTTGGCGGTTCTGGTCCACGCAGTAGAAAATCCACTGGGTCGGACTGCTGGCGAGGATTCCATGTGAACCACAACTCGCTGTTGGGCTTGCGGATTGTTGGCCTCAGCAGATCAAGGCTGGTCTGGCTTAGGCTTTGTGCTTCCTCCACCCAAGCGCAGTCGTAGCCTTCCAGCGACTTGATGCTGTCAGCGGTGTGGTTTTGCATACCCTGAAAGATGATGGCTCCATCGCCCTTTCGTGACTTAATAACCGCATCCTGGACTTCAAAGTAAGCCCCAGCGTTCATGGCTTCAATCTTGGTTTCCAGCAGGCGTTTGACTGATTGATTCAGGCTTTTCTGGATTTCCCGCACGCAAACGCTTCTGCGTCTTGAATCCATGATGTGCTCTTCAATCATCAGCTCGGCAAAGGCATGAGACTTACCGCTGCCCCGACCACCCCATGCGCCCTTGTATCGTGCTGGTGCGGTTAACAAGACTGCCCACCGCGGCGTGTCAATCTTCAGGGTTTTTTGCATCCACCACCACACGCTCGATGCGCTCAAACAGCAGGGGCGCACCGGCTGCGCCAGTGTGTTCTTGCTTAACAGTCTCAGCCCAACGCATTTGTGTTTTAGTCCACCAAATAAGGCTTGTGGTGTCTCCACCCACGGCTTTGCTGTACAGCGTCTTGGCAATCTGCCCGTTGGCTTTAGCTTTGCCCATGTCCAGCTCATGCCTGTAATGCTTCCGAAGGGTCTTGTCGTCAATGCCCACTAAGCAGGCAATGGACTCGTGCGGCAAGCCTAATCCGCTGCTGGATTCGACCAGGCGGCGGGTTTCGTCTGTGGGTTCGTGCGGCTCTTGTGGGTAGATTGGCATTTTATGTAGGGGAACTCGGTTAAGTTTCAGCAGATTCTACTGCTTCTGACGTATTGGTGCTTGATTATCACTGGTGCGCCCTGTCTTGTAGCCGGTTTGTGGCTTCACGACTTCTGAATATCTCAATATCCAGCCGCGCCGCCTCAATCTCCCATTTCAGCGTTTCCTCTTTTTCAATTGCCGCAGCCAGCCCCTTGATAAGTTGTTGGTAAGCAGGGTCAGCGTAAGCCTCCCGTTCTTGAGCGTTTGCTGCCTCGTACCCCATTTCAAGCGCATCTTTCATCAGCAGGGCTTTTTTAGATTTGCGGAATTCCTCAAGGTATACCCGCTGGGCTTTGGCCTCTCCGTAAGCTGGGGCTTTGTTTCGTATCGTTTGCGCCGCATCTTCTGGTCTCATTTTTTTGCCTTAATATTTCTGCGTCTTTGAGCAGTCGAACGATTGTTTCTTCTTACCGCCATTCCTAATTCTTTGGTTTTTTTGTCATAAGACCAAACAACATCATGGACTAAACCACAATCACAACAAGCCAACCTGTAAAGTTCATCAAGCGGTACTACAAAACCTTCTTCGTCATGCCTTTGCACATACTTTGTCATTTCGCCTCCATGATTGCTACATCCACTCCAGCCACCGCCGAATAAACCTTTTTGATGTTCAGCTCGACCACTTGGGTATCGTCAAGATAAACCGTGCCATTCATTGCATCCAAAAACGCTTTTGCCACGTTGTCAATGTCTGGCTTCTTTGCTGGGCGTTCAGAACCGCTCAAACAAGCCTCTGTGCGCTTTTTTGAGTACGACTGAGGTATGGGTAGCCTGATGTATAAAAACACGCTTAAAGGCGTTTCTAGTGGCTTTTGTGAACCCATTGCTTTGCCGGCGCACACTTGGATTGCAGTTTCGTAGTCCAAAGTGGTTTGATCGGTGTAAACCTTGGTGAACTTTCCGTGTCGGGAAAACCTCGGCCTGCCTTTGCCCTTGGGTTCAAGCGGCACATCAAAGACGATTGATATCACGCTGTCTCTCCATTTCGGCAATCAAGATATCGAGACCAGCCTGGCCACGCCGCTTCTTCAGGCTCAACTTGACACCCTCCCACCAAGCCTGCGCTGTCCCCAGCTCTTTCACTTTCAAGCGGTATCGGCGAATCCATTCCCTCGCTTCGGTCTGGCGCAAGGTCTCCAGCATCTCGCAACGCTCGGTTGATGTCAACAAGGCTAAATTCTTGGCCTTCCCGTCTTTTGTCCAATAAATATTTGTAGTCATACATTAAAACACCTCGTCATCTTGCCAGTGCTGGACTGGTGGGTGTGTCAATGCAACTGCAATATCTCGTTTAGTGGCTGGCTTTTTGTCCGACCACTGATGCTCTGAACATTTTGGCGCATCAATTTTGACTGACCAGCGTTTATTGCAGCCAGGCACAGAACACATTAGCTTTTCTAGTTCGTCCATCTTGACCTCAATTCAGCAAGTTTGCGTTTGGCTTCTGCAACCAATTCAGGGTCAACAGGCTTTGGGTCATGGGTAATCTGCAACTCATCCCGCGGCACGGCTGGCCCTGCATTGCAGAATTCCCGAAACCTGATTGCGCTTGGCACAAAGTCTCCACCCAGTCTGTCAATGGCGTAGTCCAAACTTGCTTGGTTTGTCAAAAACACCCCAAGTTGACGTTTCCATTCTTGTCGTATCAGGCTTGGGTCGATACCATCCCAGTGCCTAGAAAATGCAGAACCATAAATGGCACTCATTCTGGCAAACACATAATCAAGGCCATCATCAGGGGTTAATTCATTTTTCAAGGAACTTGACATTGCTGTTACCTCCCATAAGCCCACGGGTTAAACCAGACATGACGGTGCGGTTCATTTGACCTGTCTTTGTCAGTCCATTGGGTTTTTCAACCCATTCAGCTTTCAAGCCTTGGCTACCTCTGGTGCACCATTCAACCAAAAACCTTTCCAAAGCCCAACCCAACTTTTCGGCTTCAGACCTTGCACCTTTGACAACAGTTTCGGTAACTGATGCTTTTTTGGATTTCCTGAGTAGCAACCAATCTTGCCAAACCTGTTCACTGACATCAGGGGGGCAAGCAACGCTAGTTGCTCTTTCTTTTATTGGTTTATGGTTATTGGTTATTGGTTCTTGGTTATTGGTTAGTTGAACGTCCGTTGAACGTCCGATAGACCTGCGTTCAGCGGATGCTTTGCCAGCCCTAGACGCTTGTTCAACCTTTTGTTTGTAATGCTCAATTTCTTTAAGCACTCGGTCACAAACCCATCCCTCCCCATATCGACTAAAAAACTCAACCAAGATGTCCCTAACAATGTCAGCATGATCACGCAGACGAATAATTCTGGCTATTTCTTTGGCCTCAAAAGGCAGAGGTTTTTCGTGTAAGTAGCACCAGTCAAGCATTCGGCGGTAGGCCAAATCTTCTAGCGGTTCAAGGTGCGCTGTGTGTGACTGATAGTCGCCAATGTTGAATTGGTAATAGTGCATAGAAGCCCAAAAAAAAGGGCTAGCCCTGAGGTCTCATCCTGGTGGATGTTGGCGGACTGGCGTAGTACCAGCAGACTTCAGGGCTAACCCCACTACGAAACGCCGCCAAGCGTCTTTTATTCATTTTAACCTAAAAACCATTCAGGCTTCAAGACCCTGAGTTGCCAAACTCTGCCCTCTGGCATTTGGCGCCATTGGCTTACAGCCGCACGGCTAATGCCAAGAATCCTCGCAAGCTCACTCTGTGACCCTGCCAATTTGGTAGCGTGTTCTTTTGTCATCCCCCCATTCTATGTTAAGAACCATGAACAGTAATACTGTACTAATTTACTCAACTATTAAAAGTAATTTACATAGCTTGTTAAGAACCCTTTACAATGCAACCATGCCCCAGCAATTCCGCAAGGGGTCTTTTAGGAGAAATATGAAAAACCTCACCTACCAAACCGAAGTCCACTCTATCGACTACGGGTGTCTTTTGGTTAAATACGACTACTTTGAACCAGATGATTCTGTCGGTTTTTCGGAAGTTTACGATTGGTTTGCTTACACAGTCGAGGCGTACGAAGATGAACCCGCTGGAACCGAAGTCACCTACGAACTGTCAGTTGCAGATCAAGCGCTGATTTTCTCGCAGATCAAAAAACACCATATCGCCATGTTGGAGGACTTTCATGCGTAATCACGACAAATTTCCACGCACCATGAATGAAGCATTTCCCAACTCGATGGAGAACGGTGCTTGCATTGAAATCCATGTTGCCCAACATTCCACTGGCGACAAGATCATCAGGGTGCTTGCCCTGATCGGTGCGATTGTCCTTGCCCTTGACGTTTTTGTATGGAGACCATGAAATGAACGCAGATCAAATAATTGAATCAATCAAAACTGTTGCAGACCTGCAATATGCCAATGAACCAGCCCAATATCGTTTGGCCTATCACGTTGGTTTGTTGGAATCCCACTTGCGTGGATACATCCAGACCAGCGAGATCGCACAGGAATACATCAAAGACCTTGAAACCCAACTCATCGCAAAGGACTCAGAATGAAAAACATCGCCACCGCACTGGTCAAAGCACAAAAGGCTTTTGGTCCTGCCCTCAAGTCATCCACCAATCCACACTTCAAAAGCCGCTACGCTGACCTTTCGGCTTGCGTTGAAGCAGTCATCCAAGGGTTAAACGATAACGGTATCGCCCTGATTCAAAAATGCTACGACTGCAACGATGGAGTAATGGTGGAGACCATGTTCGTCCACGAAAGTGGCGAGATGCTCGAATGCGGCATTCTCCATGTGCCGGCATCCAAGCAAGACCCTCAGGGTTATGGGTCTGCTTTGACTTATGCACGGCGATACAGTTTGATGGCGGCTTGTGGAATTGCGCCAGAGGACGATGACGGAAACTCTGCCAGCCGCCGCCAAGAGCCAAAGGTTAGCGCCCAGGCTATGGCAGACCACTTAGCGGCTATTGACGCCACCACTAATAAAGAAGAATTGCAAAGCGCCTATGCAGCAGCTTATGAGGCTTGCAATGGCGACCAAACATGGCAATCACGGGTGATGGCTGCAAAAGCGGCACGTATTAAGAAAGCAAAGGAGCAATAAATGGAACAACGTACAGAAGATTGGTTTGCCGCCCGTTTGGGCAAAGTCACCGCTAGTCGGGTGGCTGATGTGCTCGCCAAGACAAAGACGGGTTACAGCGCCAGCCGCACCAATTACATGACGCAGCTTGTCCTGGAACGCATCACCCAGACCCGCGCTGAGTCTTATTCCAATGCAGCAATGGCCTGGGGTACTGAGCAAGAACCCTTTGCCAGAGCCTCATACGAAGCGCACACGGGACAGATGGTTGAAGAGGTGGGGTTTATACCTCACCCCGACATTGAGGCCGCTGGCGCCTCGCCTGATGGCTTGGTGGGCGATGATGGCATGGTGGAGATCAAATGCCCAGCATCCAGCACTGCCCTTGAGGTTTGGCTGTCCTACTCTCAAGGCAGCAACCCTGTTGATGCCAAATACTACGCCCAGATGCAATGGCAGATGCGCTGCGCTGACCGGTCATGGTGCGACTATGTGGTCTTTGACCCACGGATGCCAGCCAAGGCGCAGTTGTTTGTTTACCGAGTCGAGCGCAATAACGATTGGCTCAAGATCGCAGAGGGTGAGGTCACCACGTTTTTGGCAGAAGTAGATGCCAAAGTCACCGCCCTTAAAACCATCATTGGAGAATGAGAATGTCAAGCAATACCAAGAAAACTACGCTCAACAAAATCAGATCACACAGCCCCTGCGCTACGGGCTGGGAAAAGCTGTTGAAAAAATTAGGCAAGACCAAGGCAGACGATGAGCCGCTGGCGCTGACAACTATCCTTGAAAGCAACGGGCTTGATGATGCGCTGTGGTCTCTGCGTGCTGTGGACGGACACGAGCGCGAGTTGCGTTTGTTTGCCGTGGAGTGCGCCCGGAGTGTGCAACACCTGATGACTGACAAACGTAGTCATGAAGCGCTGGATGTGTCCGAACGGTTTGCTAATGGCATTGCTACTCAGGGAGAGTTGGCTGCTGCGTGGGATGCTGCGGAGGCTGCTGCGAGGGCTGCTGCGTGGGATGCTGCGAGGGCTGCTGCGAGGGCTGCTGCGTGGGATGCTGCGGGGGATG